ACAGATGATGATGATGAAGAATCTTTTTTCCAAATCACTAAAGGTGGTTTGCGTGAAGTTTCAGTTGTTATGTATCCAAATAATCCAAATGCTGAAATCCATAAATTAGAGTGTTTTGATGCTGAAGGGCATCTTAACCCTAGATTAGTTGAGGAAGCCTTGCGTGAGGCAGGACTTTCCAAGAAGGGTGCGACCACCGCATCTTCCGTCTTTAAAAAAATTCTAGAGTTGCGTGATGCTACCAAGAAGATTATTAAAGAAACCCCACAACCAAGTGAATTGGAAGCGGTGGTAAATGAAGCTGACGAAATCCTTAAAGCTCTAGAGCTAAGAGAGATTAAGAAAGCATTATCTAAACGCATCAAATAAAGGAATTATTATGATTGAGCAAATCACGGAAAAGCTAGATGCTATTGAAGTATCTAACGAAGCTAAAATCCAAGCAGTAAAAGAAGAAGCCGTTGCCGCCATTGAAGCGGCTAAAGCAGAATTTTCTGAAAAGGTTATTGCTTTAGAAACCAAAATTTCACAAGTGCAAGCTCCTGAAATCATGCGATCTCCAGCTAAATCAGTAAAGCAAGATGTTAATCGTCTAGTTACTGAGCAGTTGAAGAAGATGGTTAAAAAAGGTCGTCTTGAAAAAGAATTCGTCATGTTTGAAGATGAATCACAATATCAAGCCTACTTAAAAGAAGATGGCTCACAAATCGGTAATCCAGCTGGTTATGGTGGCGGTTACAATGTCGGTGGTCGTACTGCCTACGATCCTGTATTCCACAAAATGCGTTTGATGAATCCACTTCGTGGAGTTTCACGCAATGTAACTACTGATGGTTCTGTTTATCAGTTCCGTGCAAAAACTGGCAATGCTGGTGCTCAATGGGGTTATGCAATCCAAAACAACGGTGCTCCAACAACTGAAAACACCAATATTTGGCAAGTAGTTCTTCAAGATATTAACGTACAGTTCCCAATCCGTACTGCCGCACTTGACGATATCGATGGCTTAGAGTCCAATGTTGTAGATGATATGTTGCTTGAATTTAGTCAGCAAGAAGGTATTGCTATGATTCAAAACAATGATCAAGTATCTCCAACTGGTAATCCTACTGGCGGTTCTAATGGTATTCGTGGTTTGAATCAATATGCTGGTGCTAACTCTGTTTACACTGGTGGCTCTACTTCTACTGCCGCTTTCGGTACTTCAGGAACAGCATCTACAGATGGATTGGCTTCGATTGGTACTTATGACCAATTAACTTCAAACACAAATACAGTTAATGGTAACAACATCACTTTTGATGATGTAATCACATTCTTGCATAGCCTTCCACAAGAATACTGGACTCCAGATGCTAAAATTATCGTTAATCCATTCATGCTTGCACAGATTCGTGGCTTAAAAGATACAAACGGCACTCCAATTTTTGATCGTATGACACCATTGATTACTGATGGTATTGTTGGTCAAATTGCTGGTTTTGATGTTGTTGTTAATAAGTATCTTGATACTCCTTATCAATCAACTACTGGTGACGCTGGAACAACTAGCTTGTACCCAATGTTCTTCGGTCAATGGTCACGCTTCCACACAATCGTGGATCGCTTGAATATGGTATTACGTCGTTATGACCAAACATTGCCAGGATTTATAACTTTCTTCGGAGAGAAGCGTTTGGCAACTTCTGTGGTTGATCCATTTTCTGCAATCCGTTATCGTTCTACTGGTACTGCAACCTAAAGAGATGGGGGAGGGAAACTTCCCCCTCTTTTAATTTTTTTACTTGGAAATAAAATGGCTAATCTAATTCTTGAAGCAGTCCAAAAAGCCCTTAAAAAAGGTGAGGCTACAGTAAACCTTAAAGAAGCATCACAACTTACTGGCTCTGGTTCTGGAGTTGGTGGTCAAACAATTTATGATGATGCGTTTGCTTCGCTTCGTCAAAACAACCCTATTCGTAATGCTGGCGCTAGAGTAATTGAAACTATTGGCTCTGATGAGGCATTTGTAGTAAAAACTGGAAATATTACTAACCTACAACAAGGCGGAACATTTAATCCTTGGGGTTATCCAATCAATAGCAATAATGCGAATGCCGCTACTGGTATCGCTACCACTTATTGGCAGTTGCCAGTTCGTTCTGTTAATGCCGTAGTGCCAATCCGTACTGCGGTAATGAGCGATATTAACAATATTGATCCAGCGATTGTTGGAGATATTGCTTTGGAATTTGCTCAACAAGAGTCACTTTCCATGATGTTGAATAATGACCAATCAGGTTCAACGACTTATAACTATGGCGCAACACAAGGTTTGCGTGGTTTAAATAGTTATTCTGGTTCTACTTCTGCCGCTTCATTTGGCACAAATGGTTCTGCAATCACTAATGGTCGTCATACAGTTCTTGAAGTAACGCAGGCATCTCCTACAGCTATTTCTTATAACGATATTGGTAATTTGGCTTCTGCGCTTCCTCCTCAATATTGGGTTGATCCATCAACTGCTTGGATGATGCACCCATCCACTATTAAACAAATCCGTGAATTGACTGGTGGTTCTACTGGTTTGCCAGTATTCCTAGAGGTTGGTAACCCAATGGGAGGTTCTGTAACCAGCATCTTTGGTTTCCCAGTTATCGTCAATCCGTATATGGATGTAGCAGGCTCTGGCAATCATCCTATTTATTTAGCGGCTTGGAGTCAATTTGTGACTATTGCTGATAATGAAATGATGAGCATTCAGGCTCTTGAGCAAGCACAGCCTGGATTCATTACTCTTTTCTGTGAAAAGCGTGTTGTTTCCACTATTCGTGATGTTTTTGCTGGCGTTAGATTGGTAGGCTAATATGCCATTAGACAGTTTAACTAATGGTCCTTATCTTGGGACTACTAGGAATCCGTTTAGCTACGAAAAAATTGAGCAAGTCAGCCGTGATTTACAGACTGAATGGCTCACTCTTGATGAGATTACCCAACAGCTAAATTTATTTCAAGATGAAAGCCAAGATACTTATCTTCAAAGCCTTGAATTAGCCACTAGGTTTGCTATAGAGGACTATCTTGGTATGTCGATATTCCCTATCACTTGGAAGGTTTACTACGGAGCTACAAATGGCATGACAGGCACTCAATCTGCCTTTGATTTGCCAGAAGTTAGCCAAGCTAATCAAAATACTGCTGGAGTTGTTATTAATTCCGTGTCTTACTATACTGGCGGTAATCCACCAGTTCTTACAGTATTAGATGAAAGTCTTTATTTTTATGATCCTACTGGTAATAAAATATTAGTAAGTAGTATTCCTAATGATATTAGCGAATGGATAACTAACCCTGTAATTGTTACTTATACAACTAATGCAAGTCCTATAGCTCAATATCCTGTTATTAAACAGGCGGCTTTATTGCTTTTAACCCACTTATATAATAATCGTAGTAATAGTTTTCAAGGTGCGTTAAATAATATTCCTTTTGGGATAGATCAGCTTCTTAGAGCTTATAAGCCTTTGGTGATGTAATGACAATCGCACGGTATGAGAACTTTACAATAAATCGATTAACCTTTGGTACTGATACTTTTGGTCAATATACAACGACTATTACAAAATGGTTTTCTACTAGAGGTCGTGTAAAGGATGTTCATAATAATACTCAAATCACTAAAGATGAAAGAGTTTATACGGATTTAACCAATTTCACAGTTAATTACACTCCTAATACTAGAGAAATAGTAGATAACCAAAATCTTTATAGTATTACTTGGAGAGGTTTTGATTGGAGAATTACTGATTGTTTAGAAACAAATGATCGTATGAATGTGATATTTATGTGCTATAGAAACGATCCTGTGGTACCTGTATGACAACTCAGCAAAATCCTTCGGTATATGCACAAGCTATTCAATATCAGCTTACAAGCATTGTTAGCCCTATTCCTGTTTATGCAAACTTTAATCGCAATTTTGCAAATGAACCTAAATGGATTACTTGGCAATTAAGGAATGTTCATCAACCTGTATATACTGGTTCTAATCAATCAGTTAAAGGTATAGATAGACCTATTTTTCAAATAAGCGTTTTTGCACAACAAATGGATGACGCTTTTAATATATCGAACTCTATACTACAATCCTTGCATGGATATAGTGGATTGTTTGGTGGTGTTTCAGGCTTTCAAATATCTAAGGCAGATGTAGATTGGCTTTACAATACATACGATAATACGATAGGATTGCATCATATTATTATGGACTGCACTCTTGATATTCCGTGCTAATAAGATAGAATTTATTAAACTCTTTTAAAAGGAATTAAAAATGGCTCTCCCAAATCAAGTCCTCCCAGGATTTTCGGCATCGTTATGGTGTCAAACTGGAACAACTCCAACTGCTTTAACTTTAACTCAGCTTTCCACATGGACTGCTGAAGTTGCTGATATTGTTGGCACAGTAGCTAATGGTACTGGAACTTCTGGTGAACAGTTAAATGTAGAGACAATCCCTAAGTTTGGTCAAGATGATGCTTCTGCTTCTTTTATGGTTGCTGGTAGCCGTCAATCAGATCAAATTCCTACACAAAGTAAACCAACTTCAATGACTATTGTTGCTCCGTGGAATCCTAGCGATGCTGGTTTATTACTTATGCGTGGCGATGCTTATAGTGGCATTATTGATCGCACTTATGTTGTTGCCGCAGTTAGCGGTGCAGATACAGTAGCTTATGCTTTCACTGGTCGTGTATCAGAATTTAGTATTGATGCCGCACCCGGAAAAGAAGCTACTTGCACATTCTCTATTCACCCTAGAGGAAATCAATACGGCTGGTCTAATAATACTTAATAATGAAAGTTCAATTTGCAAACGGCAAAGTTTATGATGCGGATAATATAGATCACGCTATTAAACTTTGTCTTGCAGATGGACATGATCCATTTAAACCTAAAGCAGTTATTGAAATCTATATTAAAAAAAATAAAAAACCTAAAATAGAAGAAACAATAGAAGATGAAAATAGAGAACAATACTGATCTATTAAGCTATTTAATTAGTCAATCCACTTCTGGGGTTAAGAATTGGTTTGGGTTTTCACAGCAAAAAATTACTGGTATTCATACTGTTTACGAAATTGCAAAAAATCACGCAGATACTATGACTCCAGAAGAAGTTGTTGAGTATGTTATTAGATTAAATAACTCTATCTATCATAAGATGATTAAGGTAGATAATGCCTAGCGAATCTGTATTATTTAAAGTAAAAGGTTTTCAAGAATTTGAAGATTTACTGCTACAAATTCGTGATGATTTTGGTGTTAAAGATGCAAAAAATATATTAAAAACAGCAGTAAAAGATGCAATGACTCCTGTTTTATTAACCGCTAAATCTTTAGTAGCAGTAGATACTGGAGCATTAAGAGCATCTTTGCGGATAGAGGCACGATCTCCTAATAGACGAGATAAAAATTCTAGATATGTTTTAGATACTGATACTATTATTGGAACTGTAACAACGGCTCCCGGAAATGTTTTAGCTAGAAGATCATTTTATAATTTACATAATAAAAAGTCAAAAATTAAACAAGTTGGTATTCCTTCTGATGCTAGAGCTAATGTGCAAGAGCATGGAAGTTATAAAATGGCGGCACATCCTTTTCTTAGACCAGCTTTAGAAAGTCAAGGAGCAAATGCCGCAAGTAGTTTAGGTGAAAAATTGGGTAAAAGATTAGAGCAATATAGATCAAAACACATGACAAAATAAGGATATAAAATGAGTAATTTTGCAACCGCATTAGGTAAGTCATTTAATAAAGATACTATCCGCATTCGTTCTTTTGAATTGGGTGGTCATACTTTTAAAGTAAAAATTCCACTTACATCTGATTTTGATGCGATGCAAGAAAGAGTAAAAGTATTAGATGAAGCTAAACAAGAGAAGTATTATTTAGAGCTTTCTAAGCCATTTTTGGATAATAAAGAAGAATTCTTAAAAGAGGGTGATGTTGAATTTACTGATATTGATGTAATCATAAAAGGCACTTCTTTAAAAGAAACCGCTAAAAATAAAATTATTACAGAAAATCGTATTGTTGAATTATTCAAATTTATTGTCCCTGAAGAAGAATTTGATATGAATTCTATTACTTATGACATGATTGAAGAATTATTCCCATTTTCCATCCAATTACAAGTTATAGAGTGTATTAATGAAGTAATTTCCCCAGCTTATAAAGCTACAAAGGGAAAGTAGTAAGGTCAGTCCCTAGACAAGTTAGGGCTTATCTAACGGCTCATGGAACTGACCCAAACTTAATAGATCAAGAAACATTCCACGATATATGTGTCTTATATAACGATGGGATGATTGGTAATTCTGGAATTTTAGAAACTCTAGGCAATTTAACTGCTGGAGTCTATAATTATATGCGTAGCACTAAAGGTAAAGCCTACACATTACAAGACATTATTCCCAATTCTTATGATTATATGTATCCGCCAAAATCGGATCAAGAGAAAAAGGAAATAGCAAGTCAGCAATTGCTTACTTATATCTTAATGAGTCCTAATGCACCTAAAGCATTAACGGAGAAACAGAATGGCTAATGTAGCAAGACTAGGTGTTGTAATGGGTCTAGATACCGCAGAGTTCTCTGCTGGGCTCCAAGCTGTCAATAAAAAAGTTGAAGAATTTAAAGATAAACTAATTGAGCTTGGATCATTAGCCGCTTTTGGCGAGATGACTTTAAAGGCCATGGAGTTTGCAGATTCTATAGTTAAAACAGCTAAAGCAAATGATGTAACTACCGCTTCAGTATTAGAGCTTTCTAAAGCCTTAGAAGAAAATGGTGGGTCGGCAGAAATGACTTCACAGATTTATTCTGGTTTTAATCAAAAAGTAGAAACTGCGGCTTTAGGTAGTGCAAAAGCCCAAGAATCTTTTGCTAGATTAGGAGTTTCTCTTAATGATATTCGTCATTTATCCTCTCAGGATTTATTTGAAAAGACAATTGCTGGTTTAGCAAAAATCAACGATTCGGTCACTAGAAATGGTTTGGCTTTCCAAGTTTTAGGTAGATCAATTCGTGGTGTCGATATTGTTGGTTTAGCACAAACATTGGAAGAAACCAAAGGGAAGATGGATCAATATGCTGAATCCGTCAATCAAGCTCATGCTCTACATCTTCAAATGGAAGCCAGTAGCCGTCAAGTTACCTTAGCTTTTACTGCCGCTTTTATTCCGTCTCTTGATGCCGTAAGGAAAGCATTGGGCGATACTACTAAGGAGGGCGGTGGAGTGGTAGGCATGATTACAGATGTAATTAATGTGCTTGGTGTAATGTTCCGTTATACAACCACAACAGTTGTTATTTTGGTAGATACTTTTAAACTTGCTGGTCAAACAATTAAAGAGAGTTGGGATGCTCTTTTTACAGGAAGCACTGCAAAAATTAATAAACTTTTTGATGAATACAATGCTAAATCAAAAGCAATGGTTGATGCAGATGCTAAGTTTTCAGAAGATTTATTAAATCCTAAAAGCGGAAGCTCAAAACCACAAGATGACCCAGCCGTACAAAGGGAAGTTATTAATGCTAATGCTGCAAAATTGGGATCGGCACAAAATTTAACTGCTGAATACAAAAAACATTCCGATCTAATGCTTCAACAAGCAGTTCAAGCAAGAGATTTGTTAAACCTAACAAAAGATCAAGCATCCGTTCAAGTTGCAGTTAATAAAGTTATTGATGATAATAAAAAAGCAGTTGATGCTATTGATAAGCAAATTGCCGCCGCCAAAGGAACTCAGGGTAGTGGAGCTTTAATTGCAGAATATCAAAAACAAAAGCAAGCTATTTTAGATTTAAAGCAAACTTATATTGACTCTACAAAAGCAGAAGTTCAAGCAACAATAGATTTTCAAAGAACATTTAGTTTTGGCTGGAATAAAGCATGGGCTCAATATAAAGAAGATGCTGGTAATAATGCCAAGATAACTGGTGATTTATTTAATTCAGTTATTGGTTCTATGAATTCTGCATTAGATACATTTGTGACTACTGGAAAATTAAATTTTTCTAGTTTTGCTCAAAGCGTCATTCAAGACATTGAAAAGATTATTTTAAAAGCAATGGTTGCTAAAACTATGACCGCCGCTTTTGGAGGAACAGCATTTGGTGGTTTGTTGGGTTTTGCTGATGGCGGATCACCTCCAGTAGGAGTGCCTTCAATAGTTGGTGAACAGGGTCCTGAGTTATTCGTGCCAAATCGTTCAGGAACAATCATCCCAAATAATCAACTTTCTTCAGTTTTGGGTAGCGGTGGAAGTAGTGGTCCCACATACAATGGTCCATATATTGCTAGTATGTCCGCTATTGATACTCAGTCAGCTGTTCAGTTCTTAGCTAGAAATAAAACCGCAGTATGGTCAGCGAATCAATCTGCTCAAAGAGGACTGCCTACAAGCAGATAATGTATGCCTAATTTAACTACAATTTTATCAATAAGCGAACAAGTAACTGTTAATGACCAACGGTTTGTAGGTCAGGTTGTTTCACGGAATCAACGGATTGCTACAAGTGAGATTTTGACTGTAGTTCCTTTCCAATTTGAATTTAAGCCAAATGATTATTTGCTTTATTCTCAAAATAGAGATTTACTTGCAAATCTTCGTTATTACGATAAATCTTTAACACAGTATTTAAATTTTGGCTCTACTGGCTGGGTGAATTATATTTCCTATAGAGGTCAACTAACCCCAACACAGATTTCAGCTTGTACATTTAGCACAAGTTCTGCGGCTCAGAATTTAATCCTTACTGGTGTGCCTACTGCCAATCCGACTTATTTTGCGGTTCGTGCTGGAGATTTTATTCAAGCTGGTCAATATACTTATATTGCAACGCAAGATGTTTTATGCGGATCAAGCGGAACAATTACTATTCCAGTTCACAGAAATTTGATTGATGGTCCATTAACCTCTGGAATTGCCGCAGTTATTGGGCAGTATGGCACAACAGTTGCTATGGGCGGCAATACTTATACTGGCGTTACGTTCCCAGTTATTTTGCAACTTTATCCTAATTACACTTTAATGCCAATTACCAATGATTCATTTATTAAATGGACAGGCACCTTTAAAGCCTTTGAGGCAGTTTTATGAGTACCGCTATCGCACCTATTGAGGGAACAAATAACATTCGCTATGCGGATTTTATTCGTGTTGTAACTCCCACCCAAACCTATAGATTTGCTACCACTCAATCCGCTTTAACTATTCCAGCAGTTGATAGTCAGCCTTTTAATGGTCTTGGTCAGCTTGTAGGAATTGGTGCAGTGCAAAGAGATATTAAATCTACCGCTAATCAAACAACCTTTACCGTAGTTGGAATTGATACATCAATGCTTGGTTGGGTATTAAGTCAAGAAATTAAAGGTTCACAAATTACCATGTGGAAAGGATTTTTTAATCCAGATGGCACATTGATTACTACTGGTGGTAATGGAGGTCTCTATCAATATTTTTATGGGTTTGTTAATACCTTTCAAATCAGCGAACAATGGATGGAAGAACAAAGAATGTATGTTGGCACTATTACAGTAAGTGCGGCTAATATTCAAATGATTTTACAAAATAGAGTTGCCGGAAGATTTACCAATGATGCAAGTTGGCAGTTTTATAATGATGGCGATACTTCAATGAATAGAGTTAATACTATTTCAACTGTTTACTACGCTTTTGGAAAACAATGATAAGACAAGCTAATAAATACGATAAGACAGAAATAATAGAAATGATGAAATTATTTCGTGAAGAAGCAGACTTGCCAGAGTATATTGATTCTAATAATGAAGCCTATTGGAATAAATTATTGGATACTATCTTTGCTGGCATGGGTGTTATTTTTATAGAAGAAAATAAAGGTTTATTAATGGCAATAATCCATCCTACAGTTTGGGATGATAAGATTTTTACTATGCAAGAATTAGCTTGGTATGTAAAGCCTGAGTTTAGAGGTAGCACTACTGGTTATAGACTTTTCTTTTCTTATATAGAGTATGGCAAGCAATTAAAGCAATTAGGAAGAATTAAGTTTTTTGGTGTAAGCAAGATGGATACAAGCCCTGAATTGAAGTATGAAAAATTTGGGTTTCGGAAAAAAGATGAGAATTGGATACAATAAATGCCAGCAGTCATAGCCGCTTATTTAGTAATGGAGTTAGCAATGGATTATGCCGTTGCTGTGGTTGTTGCCGACATGACTGTTTTAGCATTAACTATGGTGGCATCTGCCGTTATATCCAAAATGCTTGGACCATCTGCTCCTTCTACTGGTGCTTCAACACCTTTAAATACTGGTACAAATCTACAAATATCACCAGCAAATAGCAATAAACTTCCAATCCTTTATGGAACTGCTTATATTGGAGGAACAATTACCGATTTAAGTATCACTTCTGACAATCAAAATCTTTACTATGTTCTTTCTCTTTGTGAAGTAACTGGAGATGGTTCCGATCCAATCCAATTTGGAGATATTTATTTTGGTGGAAAGAAATGCTTATTTGCTGGATTAAGTTATACAGACACAGGAATCTCAGTAACCAATATTACAGGTCAAGTCATTACCTACACAGGAACATTAACTTCATCTATTGTTACTGGAACAGTTTTAACTTTTTCAAACTCTGGATTTCCTTTAAGTTATATAGTTAGCGCAATTAATACAAGCACAAAGACTATTACTTTTGGAGTAAATCTAAATCCAACTTTTGTTGCTGTAGGAAATGAAATATATATTGTAGATAGCGGAGTAGATGGTAGCGTTGCCGTTACTGGTTTACAAGATATGTCTACAGGGCTTGTGGACACTAAAGTTGATGGGCATTTAAGCATTTATCTTTATAACAATGGTTCTAATAACCCAGTTAATTCAGATCAATCTGCTATTACAGTTATGCAAGCAAGTGGTTTAACTTACCAATGGGATTCTAGTAAGTTAATGTCCAATACCGCTTTTGCTATTGTGGTGCTTAATTACAATTCCAGCGCAAGCATTACCTCAATTCAGCAAACACAATTTGAAGTAATGAACTCAAGAACTAATACTGGCGATGTTATCTATGACTATTTAACGAATGAGGTTTATGGTGCGGCAATTCCAGCAAGCCAAATTGATACTGCAAGCCTTACTGCATTAACAACTTATTCCAATCAGCTTATTACTTTTAATAACTATCTTGGGATACCTGAAACACAACCTAGATTTAAATTTAATGGAGTAATCGATCCTACTCAAGATTGCTTAACAAATCTTAATGACATGGCAAATTGTTGTGATTGCCTGATTAAATACAATGAAATCTTTGGAATGTGGAGTGTAATTGTCCAATCTACGGCTTACACAGTAGCTATGGATGTTAATGATAGCAATATGATTTCTGCTATCACTATCAATACGATGGACATTTCCAATACTTACAATATTGCTCAATGCCAATTTCCTGATATTACTTTAAATAGTTCTTTTAATACAAGCACAGTAGATTTAGCAATTGTTGATCCGTCAATTTTGTATCCCAATGAACCAATTAATAGCCAAACTATTAAATTACCATTAGTCAATAATGATGTAACTGCACAACTATTGGCTACAAGAAATTTAAAAGCGGCAAGGTTAGATTTACAAGTTCAATGCACCATTAACTATATTGGCTTGGAATTGGAGGCTGGAGATATAGTCACAATCACCAATGCTAATTATGGTTGGACTGCTAAGTTAATGCGTTTATTTAAAGTTGAACAAAACTTTGCGCAAGATGGAACAATTACAGTCAAATTGACAATGCAATCTTTTGACCCTAATGTCTATAACGATGTATCTATTACGCAATACACTCCACCGCCTAATTCTGGTTTGCCAGTACCAAATATTTTTGGGACATTAACTGCACCAGTAATTATTAGTAACTTAACAAATATTCCAGTACCGACTATTGGAGTGCAAGTTACTTCAAGCTCTGCTGGCATTACACAATATGCCGAAGTTTGGTATTCAGCTTATTCAAATCCATCTGCAGATCAATTAATGCTTGCTGGAATTACTGCTGTTCAGCCATCAGGAGTTCCTTATGGTAATAGCGTAGTTTTACCTACAGTATTTTTAACTGGCATTCCAGCAGGAAATTGGTATTTCTTTGATCGTATGATCAATTCTTTAGGAGTATCACCTTTTAGTCCAGCAAGTACAGTATTAGAATGGCGACCAGCTACTTTTCAATATTCAGAAAGATATTTAAGTATTGCTTATGCAGATTCAATAACAGGCACAGGATTTAGTTATAGCCCTAGAGGAAAAACTTACTACGGAATTGTTAATACTTCTAATCCAGTAGTAGATATAACTCCTTCAGACTATACATGGTATTTAGCTACACCAGCTTTTGGAAGCTCTGGAAGTTTAAATTATTTACTTTTTTGTAATAGATCTAATAATCTTATTAGTTTTGCTGTTGGTGGTGCGGCACAATCGGCTGGTACTGCTTTATTTGTGCCTACGGATACAGCTAATTATGATCAAACTATTTGGCAAGGTTTACCTGATACTTATAATCTTATTGATTTAAGTCTTAGATCAGGTCAGCTTATTCAAACTGGAACTACTACTGTTGGTACTGGTGAAATTTTAGTATCTAATAATCCACAAGGTAATGTTATTGCTTCATTAGCTCAATTATTAGATTTTGGCGGTGCATATACTAAAACTTCCGCAGTTGCTACTTTAACCATTGATATTTATGGTCGTGTAGTAGGCTTTGAAGCTCCAGATTCTTTCTATTACACAATGACTGCTTTTGATGCTTCAGCTAGTCAAACACTATTTCATGTAACTAGGGGAACAGAATATTTATCTGGAAATTGTTGGGTATTACAAAATGGATTATTGTTAAATCCTAGTGAATATACGGATACTGGTGGCTCTACTGGCAATATTACATTAGGAACAGGTGCAAATCTTAACGATATTATTACTATTATTTCGTTTGCTTCAGTTGCGGCTTCTACCAGTACCACTTATAATAGCTTTAGCAGAAATAGCGATACATTAAGTAATGTTGGTTCTTATACAGCATCAGGGTTTACCCTAGTTAGCGGTAATGAATTGTTATTTTTAAATGGCACAGTTATCAATGCACAAGATTACAGTATTACAAATCAGACTATTAGTTTTGTAAATGCAGTAAGCGGTGATTTAGAAGTTATCCAATGGACAGATAATAATTTGGGAGTTCCTAACGGCACACCAGTTAATGTGGATGTATATACAACTATTGGACAAACTATTTATGCGTTTACTTTTAATCCGTTAGCATTTAATCTATGGAACAATGGAGCATTATTATTGGAAACAGTTGATTACACAGTTGCAACTGGTAGTTATACTTTATCGCAAACACCTACAAGTAATTTGAATATCTTGGTTCAACAAACTTTCGCAAGAACTGGAGCAGTCTAATATGACACAAGCACTTAACTTAGCTAACTTTGCTAATAACTTAAATTCATCTGGTCAAGTTTCTGCGGCTGGTATTCAATCAGGCGTATTAGTTCCATCTGGTTCTGTATCTTTGTTTTACCAAGCATCAGCACCTACTGGATATACACAAGTAACTTCTCTTAATGATTATGCTTTGCGTATAGTTAGTGGTACTGGTGGTGGAACTGGCGGTACTACAGCATTTAGCACAGTATTTGCGAATCAGACACCAACGATTACTACAAGTGGTTTAAGTGCTGGTGCAACAACGCTTTCTACTGCACAAATGCCTAGTCATAGTCATTCCACCGCAACATTTAGTGGTCAATTTGGTGCGGCTGGCTCAATGTGGGGAGGGGGATGTAATAACGGAACTAACACTTCAGGTACTGGCTCAACTGGTGGTGGTGGCTCACATAGCCATACTATATCAGGCTCCGCTACATCCTCTGCTATTACTTTAAATGTACTATATGCCAACATTATTATTTGTAGTAAAAACTAATGAAAATTGAACCTAAAAATAATTGCCCATTGAATAAGTTTGAGCCTTGTAAACAATTAGATTGTGCTTGGTTTATGGAAGTAAATGGTCTTCACCCACAAACAGGAGAGCCTATTAAAGAATGGGGATGCTCAATGGCTTGGTTGCCTATATTAATGATTAACTCAGCTAAAGAACAGCATAGCACAGCCTCTGCCGTTGAATCTTTCCGCAATGAAATGGTAAAGAGCAATGAAGTTGGGCAACAAGTTTTACTAGCTACTTTACAACAGCAACCAAGAGTAAATCCTAACCCTATGATTTTGGAGAATGAATAATGAAACTAACTATTATTGTTGATGACAGTATGGTTTATATAGACCTTGTATCACACGAAGTAAAGCTAAGCACAGCAAATATTCCTACAGGAACTCATGCTTTGCAATGGAATGGTACAACAGGATGGATTGAGTTTAGTGATTTAGCAGACGGCTCAAAACCAGCAAATGAACAAATAACAGCACTTCCAGAGTGGGCTAATGCTTGTGTATCTTTATGGAACGCTTGGGTAGCACCTGTTCCGATTGTATCTCCACCTATGGCTACTATGACACCAACACCAGCATCTAACCAACCAACAGCTACAGGCACTCAGACAATCTAATGGTTACTATGGCTAACCTTAAACACACCTTTACTTATGATGGTGCAGTAGTAAATGTTTATCACGCTAATAAAGGTGAAGGAATACCAATGCACTCCCATGCGTATTCTCATGCCACTACTTGTATGAATGGCTCTTGTAAGTATACTTCTGATGGTAAAACTTTAATTGCTGATAAGAATACTCAACCCATTAACCTTTTAGCTGGCAGTCACCATGAAATAGAAGCACTAGAAGATGGCACAGTCTTTGTAAATATATTTGCCGAAGGTAAGTATTAAAGTAAAATAGAAAAAAATAAGACACGATCCGTAGGTGAGTGGAGTTCCATTCCCTATTAACCCAGAATCGGAGAGATCATGGCATTATTTAGCAAAAATACCCTTACTCAAGTTAGCGGTTTTGACAATCAAATTATTGCTGGCGAACTAGTTTATGACCAAAAAACTTTTTGGAACTTAACTTTAGCCACAGACGGCACTCCAATTGATTTAACTGGGGTTGATATTGATGCCCAAATCATTCGTAGAGAAGTATCAAATCTTCAAGATACTAGATATGGCTTATCTTTTGATATTGCCGACTATGTTCCTGAACCAAGCCCTGTAAGTCTTACTATTTCTAATCGTAATGATACGGCTGGTTTTTTTACTTTAGTTATTGATGAAAGCACTTGGGATATTATTTCTTCCGATCCTGAATTAAATATTGCGGCTACAAGTCCTGTAGCATTTAGCGGAAGAATCAAAATTAGCTTTCCAGCAAGTGGCTCTACTCCAGCCCAAGATAGTATTATTTTCTTGCTATTTTTAGTGCGTTCTGACGGAGTGGTGAACTAATATGGGAATGACAGTCAATGTAACTGATCAAAATAATGTTTTGGTCAATGTAACTCCTACTCCTAATCAGACTATTAATATTGATCGTGGAGTTGGTGGAGCCTCTGGTTATAGCGGTTATAGCGGTTTTTCTGGCTATTCAGGTTTAGGCGGTGATGGTCGTTCTGGTTATTCTGGATATTCTGGATATAGCGGACAAAACGGCTTATCTGGTTATTCTGGACAAGATGGTCAGTCAGGTATTAGCGGTTACTCTGGAAGCGGCATAAGCGGTTTTAGTGGCTACTCTGGAGATCAAGGCAGTAGCGGTTACTCTGGTTTTAGCGGACAAAATGGACAATCTGGTTATTCTGGTCAAAATGGACAATCTGGTTTTTCTGGATATTCAGGGCAAGACGGACAATCAGGATTTAGCGGTCAAGACGGACAATCTGGCTATAGCGGTCAAGATGGTCAAAGTGGTTTTTCTGGTGATTCTGGAATATCAGGCTACTCAGGTTTTTCTGGCTATAGCGGTCAGCAAGGAACTTCAATAAATATTATTGGAACAGTTCCAACTCCCTTAGATTTACCTTTAACTGGTAATTTAAATGATGCTTATATTGTTTCTTCCAATGGCGATTTATATGTATGGACAGGTGCAACTTGGACTGATGTTGGACAAATAGTTGGACCAAGCGGACAAAGTGGTATTTCAGGATTTAGCGGCTATTCAGGCGATAGCGGAATTTCTGGATTTTCAGGTCAAGACGGTTTAAGCGGCTTTTCAGGACAAGACGGACAAAGTGGTTATAGCGGAGATTCTGGAATTTCTGGTTTTTCAGGACAAGATGGTTTAAGCGGTTACTCAGGTCAAGATGGACAAAGTGGATATAGTGGCGATAGCGGAATTTCAGGTTTTTCTGGTGATAGCGGAATTTCTGGCTATTCTGGCGATTCAGGAATTTCAGGTTTTTCTGGGCAAGATGGACAAAGCGGATACTCAGGCTATTCAGGAATAGGTTTATATTTTTTTGGTGCTTGGGTTATAGATACTACCTATATTCCTAATTGCATAGTTACTTATGCAAATCAAACTTGGATTGCAATTAATAACATAGCAACTTTTGAAAATCCACCAGATACAAATTCAAATTGGGCTTTATTTGTTCCACAAGGAATAAGTGGCTATAGCGGTTTTTCTGGAGATTCTGGAATTTCTGGTTTTTCAGGGGATTCAGGAATAAGCGGTTTTTCTGGCGATTCAGGAATTTCTGGATTTAGCGGACAAGATGGTCAATCAGGATTTTCAGGCGACAGCGGAATTTCAGGACAGGATGGACAAAGTGGATTTTCAGGTATTTCTGGATTCAGCGGTTATAGCGGCATTTCTGGTTACTCTGGTTCTGGGGTATCGGGCTATTCTGGATTTTCAGGAGAGCAAGGTATTAGCGGTAATTCTGGCTATTCTGGCATTAGCGGTTACAGCGGAGTTAATGGCGATAGCGGATATTCGGGCATCAGCGGGTTCTCAGGAGTTAGCGGGTTCTCAGGATATTCGGGGTCAGGGGTAAGTGGCTTTTCAGGTTACTCAGGGTCAGGCGTTAGCGGATATTCTGGTTTCAGCGGTATCTCAGGATATTCAGGGTACAGCGGTATATCAGGCATAAACGGACAAAGTGGTTTCAGCGGCATATCAGGATGGTCGGGTATTTCGGGATACTCAGGAAGTGGAGTATCAGGTTATTCAGGTTATTCAGGGATTAGCGGATATAGCGGTAGTGGAATATCAGGCTATTCAGGCTCAGGTGTATCAGGCTTTAGTGGATATAGCGGTGCGGTTGGTACAAGTGGTTATTCGGGTTTTTCAGGTGCGGTAGGTGTATCAGGAATAAGTGGATATTCGGGTGCTAATGGTGCAAGCGGTTTTTCAGGCTATTCAGGAATAAACGGAACTAATGGTGCATCAGGAATAAGCGGTTACTCAGGCTTTAGTGGTTCAGGAATATCAGGTTACAGCGGAAGTGGTGTATCAGGCTTCTCTGGCTATTCTGGCTCAGGAGTGTCAGGTTATAGCGGGTTCTCAGGAATTTCAGGGGTAAACGGAACATCAGGTTACTCAGGATATAGTGGTAGTGGCATATCTGGGTATTCAGGTTACTCTGGCTCAGGAGTGTCGGGCTATTCAGGATATAGCGGTTCTGGCTTATCGGGCTATTCTGGTTACTCAGGAAGTAACGGAACAAATGGCACTTCTGGTTATAGCGGAACAAATGGCAGTAATGGAGCAACAGGCACTTCAGGCTACTCAGGCTATTCAGGTACTAATGGCACAAATGGTGGGCAAGGAACTTCAGGCTATAGCGGTTACTCAGGAGCGACAGGGGCAACAGGCGGTACTGGGACTTCTGGATATTCAGGTTATAGTGGTTATGGTATTGCAATGACTTATGATTCATTTACTGCAACTGCGGCACAAACTTCATTTACAACTTCTGCTAGTTATACTTCTGGAAAAATTGAAGTATTTGTGAATGGCTCAAAAGTTGTAAATGGCACAGATGTAACAGTAACTAGCGGAACTGCTATAGTATTTGGAACAGGATTAACTTCTGGAATGAGGGTTGATGCAGTTTATCCACACTAATTGGAGAAAATAAAATAAGATGAAAACAATATATGGGTTAGATATAAAAACTCAATGGAATCAAATATTAGATTTACACGCACTTAAATTAGCTAGAGAGCATCATCCAGACTGGTATTACTGGAAGCTCTCTAATAATTTTGAAAGAGCAGTATTTTTAAAAGGCGATCCAGTATTTTCTAGAGAAACCACTAGATATTTATGGGCTAATCAAAATATTTTAGGTAAAGAAATTCTAGAAATTGGTTGCTCTACTGGCTACGGCTCTCAATTCTTACCAAAAGATATTTGGTATGAAGGTCTAGATTACGATCCAATAATTATTCAAGTTGCACAAGAACAGGAATGGGGTGAATTTAGAACATTCCTTAATGCCAATATTAATGAAGTTGAGCTTCTTAATTACGATACTATTATTGCGTTTGAAGTTATTGAGCATATGGATAATGGTTTAGAAATAATTGAAAAATTAAAAAAACATTGCAAACGCTTATTAATAACTGTTCCTCATAATGAACCTAAAGGCTTTTGGGGTGAGCATCATAAACTTCATGGTTTAAATGAATCACATTTCCCTTATTTTGAATTCCAATATATTAATGAGCATGGGAAGATTAGCGATACTCCGCAAAATATAACGGAGCAAAATCGTTGTAATCTTTTAATAGGAAAGTGGGATGGATAAAGTTCTTTGTTCAGTTGCTACCAGAGGTAGATACTTTACTACTTTACCATTAGTCTTACAAGCCATTATTAATCAAACAAAGTTACCAGATAAGCTGGTAATTTTTGACGATAATGATGAGCCTTTAGATATGCGTAAAGAAATGATTTATCAATATTTCTTTCAAATACTTAATATAAAAAAAGTAGAATGGGAATGGATTTATGCACCCAAAAAAGGTCAGCATCATATTCATCAAATGGCTAACGAAATGGGTTATAAATGGGTATGGAGAGTAGATGATGATGCTATTCCAGAACCAGATGTATTAAAAAATTTATTTAGTTACGTAACAGCAATAGATAGTATTGGAGCAGTAGGTGGTTCTATTCTTACTCCACCGCTTCAATTTGAGGGATATTTTCCTACTAGCAAAATAGAAAATATTGATACTGAACCAAATATTCAATGGTCAAATATTTCTAAAATTAAAGAAGTAGATCATCTTCATTGTTCATTTCTTTATCGTGCTGGAGTTCAAGATTACAACTTAGGGCT